TAAAAAAAATTGACAAAGGCTGGTCGTGCAAAGGGTGTAAAGCATTAGGTACGGCTTGCGGCAGGTGCGGAAAATGTTTGTCGAGTGATAAATAGCCATGGCAGCCGCAGAAGACGCACGACGCGACCTGATTGAAAAGCGACGATTAGAACGATTGCTAATCAAAGAGATACGCGCGTTCGACAAAAGATTAGTTAGGCAAACAGTCAAAGAGTATGCAGGCGGGTCCGGTTCGTTTGATGCGGCAACTTTACTGCCAGAGCTTACCGAGTTATTGGTAGAGCACTACGATCGTGTTGGTGTTCCATTTTCAAATCAGTTAACCGATGTTTTGCCAGGAGATATTGAAGCGACTGATTCGGAGCGTGAATTAATAGCTGCAGCTCTAGCTTCATTCTTCACAACTAGATCTAATGAGCAAGCTGAAATTATAACCAACACCAATCAACGAAATATCAATTCGTCAATCGACCAGGCCATTGTCAATTTTTTTTATCTTTGGATAGTAGCAACCTTCCCACGATATGGTTTCATTTGAGACAGGCGTATCTACTTTTATTGGACCTATGAAATATTTCTCATCACGACAAGATTCTTTTGCAGATTGTTCATCCGTAAAAACGCCTTGCAGCTCCCAAACCACCCCATGATGACTTTCGTGAATATTTTTACCGCAAACCCAAGCTGTTTTGTTCATTTGTCAGTATCCCTTGCTAGTGAATTATCAACGGTATTGTCTTCTGTAAAGATATCCGAGCCAACTGGTATCATAGTGGCCGGCGCCATAACCACATCACCACCATCAACAGGCTCTCGACCGATAAGCGTCCGCATTTCGTTCAAACTTTCCAAATTAAGCTCGCGACGTAATTTAAGTTCTTCATTGCGTCGACTGGTCAGCGCGGTTATCTGGTCCATCGAATAAGTTATTCTAACCTTTGACGGGTCGAGACCATACCTAGGAAGAAGGAAGTCTGATAGGCCTCCGAAAATTCGGTCAGCCAATGGCAAAACCGCATCGTCGTAAAGAGCCGCTTTAGCTTCTTTATAATTATTAAATGTTGCAGCGTCGGTGCTTAATAACGGGAGAGGGAATTTATATTGCAATGCCACTGCCGTTCTTGCCATGGTTTGAAGATTGGCGAAATCCATATCTTTATTATTGGTTCCAAGTTCTTCTATTTGTAACTTACCGCCAGAGGTAACACCGATTTTACCTGCGTTTTGCGTTCCACCATATTGTTCTAAGACATTCTGCTTAGTTGCTTGAAAGTCATCATCGTTAAGATCAGCATCAAAGTTAAATACTAGTGATACCCGACCACCGTTAACCAGCAGGCTTACATTATGGTTATTCCCTTCAATATGTTGTCTAGCTTCAGCTGATGCAGAAACTAAAGGTGATTGACCACGAAGCAAAGAGTTATTTCTAGTTGAATAGTTACGTATTTGTTTTAGTTCAGATAGGTTATCCCTAAGATATCGAACAGACCGGCCTTTATGTACTAGGTTGTATGTGCCCAGTAGGGTTTCGCCGGATACAATCATTGATGTCGCTAATCCGCTTTGACCCTCATTAATCGTCACGTTTTTTGGGTTCATTGGCTGAAGTTCTAATGGTGGACGATTAATATTACCAATAGCGATCAATTCAGTCTCGCCGGTAATAAGATAATTTTTCCCTAAGTTTTCGAGAAATAGATCTTGAGTATAAAACGGACTCGGCGTTTGGAGTAGGTTAAGCACTGGATGATCAGTAATAATCTCAGTCCCTTCCTTGAGTACTGGGTTAATGCTAGCGAAAGCCTCAGCAATATAATTAATGGGGATGCTAACCGCTGAACTCTTGTTGTATAAATTCATTGCGCTGGTAGGCGTGACGGCTGTCCCAGTTGCGCCAAATTTTAAAAAGCTTCCTAACTCCTCGGATAGGCCAAGAACCTTTGTTGATGATTTAGTCTCAATCTGTTCGTGCTGTTTTCTGCCCCAACTGAATGGATTCAATAAGCTCATAGGTAATTATCCGAAATGTTTTGTTTAATTATAAACTGTTTGGCTAAGTAAAGGCCATACTATCAATATTTAACCGATATGTATTCTTTTGGTTAATTGTGCTAGCTCAGTTAATGCCCACACTACAGCGTCAACACGGTTTGGTGATTTACCTTTCGCTTTACCTGTTAGCGGATCGAGATCTTGCATCTCATCTTCCATTTTAGATAAGCCTTCATTATGGGCTACATAACCCAATTCGTATAGCGCCGCGACCGGTTCGGACCTAGCCACTTAGCCTTTTGAGGCGTGCACTCTCGTTATTTTACCCTCGAACCCTGCATTTCTCATAGTTGAAACGCACATATCACCGCCTTGGTTGGTTTCAATTACTATCTCATTGGCATCGTATTTTTCATAAGCTGATATTGCTGCTTGAGCCCATTCTAGCGTGCTTCCGTTCCTAGTAAAGTCGGCTTCAACAGAGTATTGATCTTTCTGGTGTTTATGCGCAACAACAACGCCATGCTCATCACTAGTATCATTATTACTGACTGCGGGATCAACTGACACGACTGTTCTAGTTGGTTCGCCAAAAGTTTTCGACCTGGCTTTGCGGATCATGTCATCAGTCCACACCTGATTGTCTTCATTTCGTTCAAGCGGATCCTGCATGTATTGAGCTCGGTGTTTGCGCCTGTGTGACTCAAGCGCCGCCCGGTGTTCTTCCCTGTGTTTAAATTCCCACAACCAACCATCATCAAGGCCGTGTTCGTATTCTATTCCGTGAGTGTATTGTGAGGGATAAGCTTTTGAATTGTCTATTTCAACCGGTAAATTCAAATGATGCCAATTTTCGCCACTACCTCCTCGCAATAAGTAACCGGATAAGTCATTCCAATGGATACGCTGCATGATTACCAGTATTGGCACATCTTCAATCATTACGCGTGAGGATATTGTTTCATTGTAGTTGTTATTTACTTGCTCTCGCTTAAGATCTGAATACGCATCTTCAGGCTTTACCGGATCATCAATGATTAGTGCACCGGTAAAATTATCAGCCGTGTGCTCAGCGGTGCCAGCTCGGAAGCCGGTAACCTGGCCCATTGTTGATGTCGCTCTAACACCACCGCCGAATTCGTTCCACCAAGTACCTTTACTATCAGCATCATCTTGCGGCTTCATTGGCCACATATCTTGATATTCTTTTGATTTAACTGTAATGCGCGCCTTGGCTGAGTTATCAAGGGCGAGCCCGTCAGAATAGGATAGGTGAAGAAATTTGGCTCTTTTATTTCTTGCAAGACCGTTAGCCATGAAGCTGATAGAGGCGATCTCTGTCTTGGTGTAACCAGGAGGTATATTGATAATGCCTCGCTTAATTTTTCCGCTGAAAACATCCTCCATAAATCTAAACATCACTTTGTGATGTGGAGCAACTATCATTTTATTGCCGAGACGCTGCTTGAAGAAATACCGAGTGGCATACTCAAGACTTAATTCGCACTCCATCTTTCTTGCTTGAGTAATAACCTCAGCAATCATCTTCAGCAATCATCTTTTTTCTTGCTTCGGCGTATTCTTCCTTGCTCATTTGGATAGATGTGACAACACCGCTTTGCTCTATTTTTTGAGGTTTGTTATATCCCTCTATATCTGCAAGCTGTTTCATTGCTGCAAGTGGCGAGTGTTGCTTGATTTTAATTCCCTCTTTGCCGGCTGTCACTTCAGCAATTGATGCCATGGCATTAGGATCTTGTTGTGCGGATTCTTTTATCGCCCAAATTGATTGCTCTGTTGGATTACCTTCACCGTCTGTGCCTGGCACAGTGCCCCAATCTATTAAATCTGACATATTGACACGGGAAAGATTAGATAACCTCTCCAGCATTTCCTGACGTGTCATAACGGCAGAATTAACGGCCTCGTGACTCATTGATTCAATAAATACCTTAACCTTAAGATTGCTTAAGATTTGACTTGCAGACGCTTCGGCAGATGCTTTTGTTTTACATTTCCCACCAGCTTCATAGTAAGCATCTATATTACTCATACCTGCAATTACATTTATTGCCACTTTTTTTTGAAGTGGCGTTAACTCCTCGAGCATTTTCTTTTGATCATCTGTCATAATGTGAGACATAACTCACCCCTCTTTGGCCTCGATAAACACTTGATCAGTATACTCTGGTTGGCACATAAATAAAAACGAGGTAATTTTTTGCAATAAAAAAACACCAATTAAGGTGGCTTACTTCTATTTCAGCATTAACTTAAAACTACCGTGAACTGCTTCACATCTAATTTTTGCCAATTTATAGATGTCCTTGTAGTGCATATCAGCTGATAGTCCGTCACTGATTGAGTTTGACACTATCGTTTCAAGTACCTTTATTTCGTTTAAAGTCATCATGTCTAAGCTTTCTCTTTCGCCAGCGCTAATGCCTACGATCTTATTGGTCATTCTTGTTACGTTGGAATAATACATTTCAGAATTCTTGCTGCCGTTAGCTCGGGCATATTCAACTAACTGTTTGATTGAGTCAGTTTCAAGCTTTCTTATCTGCTTGCCATCAACTCTTGCTAGATCACGGTTTGCTAACTGAGTTCTTGCGTCACGAAATGCTTTGACTAATGCTAATTTTGCCTTAACGGTTCGGCTGTTATTTCTCATTAGGGTTAAAACGAAATAACATTGATCTTCATTTAGCAGTGCAAATCTTGCGGTGTGTGCGCTTCCCCTGTTAACTCTTGATACGAGCACTTCCGTTTCAAACGGGAGGGCTGCCAATTCTTCTAGTTCTGATTTGTATTTATCTATATTCTCAAGAATGGTGCGGTGACGGTAATCTAGGAATTGTGATAGTAATCGGGAGTCTGTACGGAGTTCTTTCTTTAATTCGATGATTTGTAATTCTGTCATAGTAACCTCGTTAATAATGCCACTGTAGGCGAGATTAATTATAACACAGTAATGAAAAAACCCGCAATTAAGCGGGATTTCCAACAAGTAAAGCAAAGAGCAAAATGGCCTTCAAACCATTCTCGGCTATTCGAAGATAGCATTAAGGATCGTTTTGTTGCTTAATCAATATATCACAATTATTCATCTTCCAATTGCTTTATCCTATCTTCATAAAGTTTAGCATCAGATAAGTGATGTTCGTATTTATCGCCTAGTTCATTCGCTGCCCTTGCTAGCTCGTAACATTCTGCTAGTTTCTTCTTGTAGAAATCAACCATTACTTCACCTACCCATATATCATTTAATGTCTATTACCACTTTAAACCTGCTTTGTCCTCGGCCTGAAAGTTGTATTGATTAGCATCGTTGTAAAAAATTGTGTTGCTGTTTTGATTCGTAGCTTAGAATCTAGCGTTTTGTGGTATAGAGCTGGGTCTAAATCGGTGATAAGTCTGCATATAAGAATGAGCTAGGTGATTATTGAAGTCACATCTGGCGGGTTTCACCAAGATAAAATCAGGGAATCGAACCCTCTACCTACCCGCTTTACCAATTAAGCTACTAACTCACTCATATATACAGGCTTTAACTACTTGAAAGGTTGCGTCTGCCCTAATCTATTCTGCAAAACCCCACTAGGGTAGAATTGGTTATTAGCAACTTTACCAGAATTGCCGTTTGCATTATTAATCAGACACAAAAAAGGCACTTAGTTGTAACCCTGTTGATAAAGGGGTACGGAACTCGATGAGAAAAAACCCACCAGAGTCACAACTAAATACCTTTATCAAGTTCTCGTTTTCAAGTGGTTATCACGCCACATTACAAATTATATCAAACTAGCCTTTATCCTTCAACTTTAACCTCAACTTCATAATCGGGCATCCGGTAGCGACCCTCCTGTATCATGAGGTCGACATGCTCAGCTAGCCCACTTTTACCCCCGCCAAGTTTAGTCAGTTCTTTCTTAGTTACCGTTATTTCAATTTTCATCTTCTCTCTCTCCTTGCTCGTTAATTACTATTTACGACCTACTTTAAATAAGATCTAATATTCCAATCTTTTATTAATGACATCCAGGATCCTTTGAATTCAAGGCTGCAATTATCACACGATATACTTGCGCCGTACCCACCACCACCCGCCGAAACTCCGTAATGTGATAGTGTTGATGGGGTATAAACCGGGAGATCACCGCAAAATGAACACGGCTTAAGTTTTGGCTCAAGCTCTAATAGT